ATCATACCCCGAGCGGCAACAATGGAGAGACGCCACGTAGTTTTGCTCGCCAGAATCTCTGGAAGAGACTTGAACTAGAATGGAGAGGCTCGCAAGTTACGGACGCGATTTATAAGCGCGAGATGATGGAGAACCGTGGCGCTCAGGCGTTGTGCAACGTGGCAGGCAAGATGGCATCCCGCCTTCTGACCTCCATGGAACAGTACCTCGCCCGGGAGTGGGTGGTCGATGGTTATGCCAGCGGCAACGAACTTCGGTTCCATGGTCTTGAGTCGATGATGGCCAATGCCGGTACGGTGAACATCACCAACGGTGCCCAGCGTTCGACGGCAAATGCTGCTGATCCCTTCGGCTATCCGAGCGACACCTACGCCGGTATCTCTACCGTGCTTGGGTCTTACGGTGGTTCGCAGGGTACTAACAGCATTTGGCCCAACGGCTATGCCGACTCTGAGTATGATTTTTTCTCTCCTGTGATTGTGAACTACACCTCCACCTACTTCGGTGGCTCTGCGTGGCTGACGAACTGCACCCGTGCCCTGCGTGAAGCGATTCACCAGACCCGCCGGAACGACAGTCAGGAAGATCAGGTTGACACCGTTTTGCTTGACCGCCGTCTGCTCATCGACTTCCTGAACTCGCTCGACCCCAAGGAGCGTGTGATTGTGAGTCGGACCAACGGCCTGCGAAGCTATGGCTTCACCGATGTGTTCGAGTTGGACGGTGTGGAAATCTCTGGAGAGAACTCCATCCCTGCCAATACGGGATACGGCTTGGCCACCGGGAATATGGAACTGCTCTGCTTGGATTCTCAGTTGTTGAACTCTGAGGGACCGTTCTACGACGAAGTCACTCAGCAGTTTCGCTACGTGGTTTCCTGCTTAGGGAATCTGAAGTTCAAGTCTCCTCGCAACTTTTTCAAGCTCGCCGCTCTGGCCTAAGAAAGAAAGAAGCAAGCAAATGGGTTTCTATGATGATCCGCCGATTGCATTGGGCCAGACTCTCGGTCTGACAACCCCCAATGATTCTCTGTATCCACCCTCTGCTGGCTACGGCACCAACGTAGTCGGCATTGTAAAGCTGTTCCCGGACGTAAATCCACTTACCGGAACTGTCCGCAGCAACGGTCTGAAGCGGTGCATCGCGGTCAAGAACTCTTCTGGCACTACCCTCTACGGGAAGCGTCTGGTCGCGTTCAAGGCAGGCAGCACCACTGAGGTTGACGCCTATATCCGCACGACTGACGGGAACGGTCCCGCTGGTGTGACTGACGAGTATCTCTCGCCAGCTGGCGTGCCTGACGGCGATGTGTTCCTGATTACTGTTGCAGGGCCCACCGAGGTTTATCTTGGCACTGGACTCTCGTCCACTGTTGATTTGGACATTGGCGGCGTGACTGCAGTTGCTGGCGGTGCGACCAACGCTGCCACGGGTGGGTTTGCCCAGACCGTGTCTGTGACCAACACCACATCGCTTCGCAACTCGATTGGTCGTGCCCTGTCTACGGTGGCTTCTGCTGCGGCAACCACCAACTCCTGTCTTGTTCAAGTCAATCTGTCAAGGAGCTAAGAATGGCCACGGATGATTTCGACCGTTGCAAGCTCGTTGTCGGACTGGCCAACTACAAGCTGGCCGATGAAGTTCACAACGTCTTGCGGCACACCACCGGCAGTCCTACAGCCGTGACGATTTCGCCCAACGGCGGAACGGGACAGCTTGTGCTGGGTGGAGTGACCACCAGTGTGATCAGTTTCTTCGGTGTCGCCGGTCGCTCGCAGGCAACCGCCGCTGCGGTGACTGATTTCGCCAGCCTGAAGGTTGCGCTTCAGAGCTACGGGATTGTCGGCGCTTAACATAGCCCTTGGTTGGGCTTTCGGGGGGCCTCTGGCTGGGTAACTGGCCAAAGGCTTTTCGTCTATATGGCCATTGAAAACCTCGACTACATCCGACGCCTCATTGAGCAAGTGCGGACTCCTCCTCCAGCGCAGGATGCCCAGCGTCTGCGCATGATCAACGGTACCGGCGTCGGCACAAACCAAGTCACCAAGCAACAGGGACCTCAGTAATGGCTACCCCATTCAACCTGTCCAAGTCCACAACCGGGAAGACTCCGCAGCAGTGGTGGTCCGAGATGGGCTACGGAGGAAGCCCGCAGCCGGGCGGCAAGAAGGCCCCGATGAATGCTGGGCAGATCAGCGCCATGGACAAGGCGTACAATCAGCAGGCCCAGTATGAGCAATACCAAGTCGGGAGAGACGCTACCGCGAAGGCCCGTCAAAAGGACGTAGCTTTTGAACAGTTCTCCCACATGACAGACCAAGAGCGGTACACATACGCTCAGAACCAGCAACGGCTTGCAGACAAGAGCGCCGCCGACGAAAAATACAAGGGCACCGGCGCCGACTGGTGGAAGACCTACGCCACAGACTCACGGAACAAGGCGCCAGAGGTTGCCATGACTCCGCAGCAGGCACAGGCCAGAGCCTCAGAAGAGGCCCAGCGTGCGCAACAGGCTCAACCCACACAGACCGCAGGATCAACTCCCCGAAATGATGGCTATGGGGGGCCGCAGTCCCAGCCTACGTTCGTCCCATCCCAGCCGTTTGGCGGTGGCACCAACGCCAATCCTTGGGGTGGTGGCCAACAGCAGAGCTACACCCCACAACAGAACCCGTACGGGGCATATGGCCAGCAGCCAAGTCCTTACGGGGCATACGGTCAGCAAGGCGGCTATGGCGGTTACGGCCAACAGCAGGGCCAGTATGGTGGAGGACAGCAGCAGAACCCCTACGGGGGCTACGGCCAGCAGAACTATTCCGGCGGCAGGCAGCGGCAGAACTACGGCGGTGGCCAGCAGCGGCAGAACCCCTACGGCGGCGGATACGGTGGTCCGCAGCAAGGCCCGGGCGGCGGCGGATATGGTGGAGGACAGCAGCCGACATTCTTTCCTCAACAGCAAGCCACGCCTCAAGCGGGCGGAAAGCGGGGAGTTCCGACCAACAGGGACACGCCCTATGAGGCTTATGAAAAGGACGAAGCTGGTGATGCGATACAGTACGGTCCCGACGGCAGGAGAAAGATGAAGAGTCAAGTCATGCCAGTTCTTGCGCCGGGCATGATGGGGATTCAGGTCATGCCAAAGGAATATAACAAAAATCTGGACGCATACGGTGATCCGCTTGCCCGCCCGGGACAATACAAACACCCTGCATTCCCGGACGAGTGGGAATCGGACGAGGCATACGATGCCCGCATGAAACGTCAGAACCCGCGAGCCATGACGCCAGACGTCCCCCCGGGCACCGCGCGGACGGCGGTTGTGCAAGACCAATATGGCAAACCGATTCCACAGTTTCCATTTTCTGGAAACCAGAATGTCCCGCAAAGCACGTTCACCGCACAGTACGGGAACATGAACGGCGGCTACTCCTCCCAGCCTAATTACGGGCAGCGAGACGCATTCATTCAGAACATCAACGACACCACCGCTGGCTATCAGGGCAACCAAGGGACGTACCTTGGGCAAGGCGCGCCGCCTCAGTCATGGGGGCAGGCACCACAGTACAACGTGCCGCAGATGTGGCAGCAAGCTGGCAACATGGTGAGCAACGGTTGGCAGAATCCGTTGTCTGGCCTTTTCCAGCAGTAGTTGATAGGCTCTAGGTGAATTGGTACTTCCCCCCCGAGGCAACCATGGAACAGAAGTTTAACGTAGCGATTTGCACTTTCAGTTACGGCGGCAATGGCGGCATCTCCTCTGAGGTGCCAGACATCCGCGAGTGGATGATCCCTCTCGTCGTTGAAGCATCCAAGGACAAGCGTATCGACACCATCCGGGTGTTCAACCTGTCCGACACGCCCATCACCATGACCCGCAACAGGGCCGTGCTGATTGCCCGCGAGGCCAATGTTGATCTCCTCGTGATGGTGGATTCCGACATGAAGCCGGACATCCTCGCCGGGAGCGAAGGCGCCAAGCCGTTCTTCATGTCCACGTTTGACTTCCTTGTGGATCACTACCACAAGGGGCCAGCCTGTGTTGGTGCCCCGTACTGTGGCCCGCCACCGGCTGAGTGTGTCTACGTGTTCCGCTGGAACAACCAGCAGAGCGAGCACCCCAACCCGGACTTCAACCTTGAGATGTATGACCGGCACTCTGCTGCGTCGATGGCAGGCATTCAAGAGTGTGCCGCCCTGCCGACCGGCCTGATCATGTATGACATGCGGGTGTTTGACCTGACAGAGCCCAAGGAGCAGGGCGACCACCCATGGTTCTACTATGAGTGGAAAGACAAATACTGCTGTGAGAAGGCGTCCACTGAGGACGTAACCATGACCCGCGACCTGTCCTTGGTCGGCGTGGAGAAGCTGGGCTACAACCCGGTGTTCTGCAACTGGGACGCATGGGCCGGACACTGGAAGCCCAAGTGCGTCGGCAAGCCTGTCTTCGTTGAGGCAAAGGACGTAGCCGCCAAGCTGAAGGCATGCTGGGAAACCGGCTATGACTCCCGTGTCAAGCTGGTGGACTTCAAGCCCTCTCCCGAAGTTGCAGCCCTCATAAACAGCCAGTGCGGCACGGGGCTGCTAGGACGATGAGCAGCGAACGCACTTGCATGAACTGTGGCAAGCGTCTCCCCCTGACAGAGGAGAACTTCCACAAATCAAAGGACGGGTTTCACGCCCGTTGCAAGGGCTGTCGCAATGCACATGAGAAGAAGGGCCGGAAGAAGAAGACCAACGCCAAGCTAGACCAGATTGAGAAAGGGGCAGTAGACCTGTTCCTTGCGTCTGCCAAAATTGGCGGGGCCAACATCCCCCACTCCTCAGAGCTTCTCGAAGTCCTGATGGAGTATTTCGGTGGGGCCCGTGGCTTTGCCAACGCCTACATGAAGCAGTTCTTCGACGCACCGCAGGGTGGGGCCTTCAGGACCAAGATGCTCGACACGGTTGTCAGGCTTGTCTCAGCCAACACCGCGATGGGCGGGGCGAAGAAGCCGCTCACCCTGTGGTCGGAAGACGAATTGGATCAGGAGCTACAGAAGCGCCTGATGGAAACAGTGATTGTCAATCCAGTGAGGGTAGAACATGTACCAATGCGCGGCGTGCCGATGGTTTCGCTCCTCGACGGGAATCTTGGGGGAATGTCGGCGGTACCCTCCCTCACCGGTGGGCCAGATCACGTTAGCGGAATTCCCACAAGTCAAAGCTGACTGGAGTTGCGGCGAACATGAAGAAGCATCCCCCAATACCCCCTCCCCCACCACCGGAACTGCCGGACAACGGCAAGGGGCCTTCCGATACGCCACCTCCAGCCGACGCGAAGAATGCGTTGGACAACCTGACTCAGCATGCCCTGAGCAATCTTCGGGAGATACAAGCGGAGATAGCTGAACGAAGGATTGAGGCACTGAAGCTCTATGAGCCGATGTTGCTTCAGGACGAATTCCACAGGTGTGGTGTGTCAGAGCGGATTGTTGTCGGGGGAAATCGCTCCGGGAAATCTCTGTCTACGTTTGTGGAGGATGCGCGCGCGGCGACAGGGCAGGACCCGTACCACAAGTACCCCATTGAAGGCGGCAACCTTGCCATCATCGGCAAGAACTGGGTACACATTGGCATGGTCGTGTACCCCATGCTGTTTCGTGCCGGGGCGTTCAAGATCATCCGGGACAAGATCACAAACCGGTGGCGAGCCTACCGCCCAAAAGAAGATGGCGACAGGGAAGCTGAAGCCAAGCCAGCCCCACCTTTGATCCCGCCAAGGATGATCAAAGACATCTCTTGGGTGCAGAAGAACGCCGGGTACCTCAACTCTGTGGAACTGGTCAACGGCTGGCGTATCTTTTGCTTCTCCTCCGAAGGCGAACCACCTCAAGGATTTCCGGCAGACCTTGTCCACATAGACGAGGACATCAATAACGAGAGGTATGTCGGAGAGATGCAAGCTCGACTCTCCGACCGCAAAGGCAAGTTCGTCTGGTCTGCCATGCCGTGGTCAAAGAACGACGCACTGCTTGGTCTGTGTGAGCGAGCCGACCGTGCAGCTGATGACCCCAAGGCCATCATCAAGAAGTTCACCCTACGGTTCCTCGACAACAAGCACATTGACGATGGAGAGAAAAAGAAGAACATCGAGCGGTGGTCGGAGCTTGGTGCCGATGAAGTCAGGATGCGAGCGGAAGGGGAGTTCACTACTGAGTCCTCACTCATGTACCCCACGTTCAACCCCTCAGTCCACATGGTCCGAAGAGCCGACCTTCCAAGGATTCCTGATGACTGGACTCGCTACGTTGGCATTGATCCCGGGCACACCGTCATGGCATGCCTCTTTGCTGCTGTGCCTCCCGACGAGAAGTTCATCCTGATCTATGACGAGATGTACCTACGGGACTGCAACGCCCTGATCTTCGGTGAGGAGTTTGCCAAGAAGGCACAGAACCAAATCTTCTGGGACTTCATCCTCGATTACCATGGAGGTCGCCTTCGGGATATCGGTTCTGGTAGACTCCCCCATGAACTGTATACCGAAGAACTTCGCAAGCGAAAGATCAAGTCCCGCCGGTCTGGGTCTGGATTCACTCCCGGTTCAGACGATATTGCAGCCCGCACGGCAATGGTGCGGCAGATGCTGCACATCCGGGGGGACGGGACAACCAAGCTGAAGTTCTGGGAGGACTCCTGCCCAAACCTGATGCGGGAGCTTCGCCGCTATCGCAAGAAGACAACGAACCTCAACGGCCAAGTGTATGTGACCGACGAACCCCAGACGCGGGGCGAGGTCCATGCTTGTCAGGTGCTTGAGTACCTGTGTGCCGCAGAGCCGAAGTATCACGAACCGCCGAAAGCCCCTCCCGGCCCGGAGCCGTGGTGGGTGAAGTATCTGGAAGACAAACGAAAGCGACAGGGTGGTGAGGGCGGCAATCACATCATCCTAGGACCACAAGGGAAGAAG